CAGATTTGTCTTTTTTTCAATCTGTTCATGACATTTTCGAAACAATTCACTATCTTTATAAATTGAGTGTATTAAAACAGGAAAACTGTCCTTCACAATACCTGGATCCCACCAGGCATTTGTTAAAAATGTATGGGAATTTTGCCTTAAAAGATTTTTTGCAGTTCCAATCAATTCACTATAGAGTTCTTCTGTGAAGAACTCCTCATACTTTGTCAATTTCATAATTTACTCAGAGATGAATTGTGTTGATAGAGGGAATACCTCAGCAATAACTTTCGCGCATTCTCTAGCAATTTCCATATGCTCTTTCTGCGTACCGTTACCGCTTCGAAGTTGTATATAGTGAATCCATGATCTTAACGTTCCACTCATATACATGCGTGACATGATTAATCCTTCAGGCAACAAAGCACGCGCTTGTTCCTTGGCAATGCCATTTGCAATTGCCCAATCATATTGAATCTTGACTTGAGCAATTAGATCTTCTTGACGCTTATGCCATTCATATTGAAGCATGACGTCCACACCTTCAGAAATTGAATTCTGACGATTCTTTGGATCTTGCAATCTTGCTTCGCGTGTAACGAATTCTAGATCCTTGGTTGGATCTGCATAACGCTGTGAGAATTCTTGGAATGAGAAACTACGATGACGCAAAATTTGACGCGCAATATCTCGTGTTGTTTCAATTTCTAAACACATGGTTGCCATTTCTAATGGTGACCAATGCTGATGCTTGACCAAATACTTGATCAATTTTTCTGATGTTTCAGAATTAATTTGATTAGAGGGATTGGACACTCTTGCGCAGAAAGCCACAAGGTCCGTTGGTGTGTCCAATCCCTCGAGAACTGGTTTGCTGTATGACACTAATTTCACGTTCATGATTCAACCTCAAATACTAAAGTCTTATGACAAATTTCTTTTGTGCCGCCTTCTGCAGCAAGTTCTTGTCCGCGCACAAACGCATCTTTATATTCTGGATGTTTGCTATCGTCAAACCACCACCATCGATCAAAGAAATATCTTGGTGTGCGTTGATATTCAACATACCAAAGACCCCCATGAAATTGAACGCGAACTCTTTTAATTGGATGTTTGATTACTTCATATCCAGCGTCTTCTAGTGTGATCATACTAGCACCTTTTCCAATGCGTAAACTTCAGTTTGGCTCCCAAGCCATTGACTGTGTTATTATCTATAATACCTTTTATTTCGTCTGCTGTCAACTGATTCTGTATCATTTCGTTGATATCTTTTCCTTTTGTGTTCTCAGGAAACAGACACACTTTATAACCAGCATCAATCGACTTTTCAATTTGCTTTACAATATCTTTATTGCGTGGCTCATTATCATAAACAAGAACTACATCTAGTTCTGGAAAAATTGCAGCCACACCGCCCAAATTACTATCACCAGAGGCAACGCAATTCGGGAGAAAAAAAGAATCGAATTGCCCCTCAACGATGTAGATGCGATTTTCTTTTTGCACTCTGTGCAATCCAAATACTTTCTTCTCATCAGACACCTTTACAGTGACATATCTAACCTTGGTGTCAGACAATGCCCTTCCTAATCTTCCTCTTTTTTATATAGTCGCGAGCATAGTGCTCTTCAGGAAGATTTTTTACGCTATAATGTGTATACGTTCTTGCTGTTCTCTCCAGGCTTTCAACTGTTGTTGAATCTCCTCTGGAGTCGTCGAGAGTAGACTGGAACCTGGAGTAGGCGTTTCCCTTGAGTTGTTCGAAATCAGGCTTTTTGACGTTAGAGCCGTATCCTGTCTCACCAGCTGAGTATCGTTCCAGGACGTACTGCTTATAGGTTGAACCATCAACGTGTTCCAAAAACTTCGAAAAAGTCGTCGACTTGCCGCAGTTGTGGCAGATGAAGAAGTAGTCGTTTGACTTGCGATAAACATAGCCTCTCGCCTTCAATTTGTTTTTCTTCGAATCACCGCAATAGGGGCATCGAAAGTTATAGAGATCAGTTTGCTTTTGCTTAAACTGTTCTAACTTTGATGATACAAAACCAAGAAATTTTCTGTCGATATAAACAGACATAAAACCATCACAAAATTCACCAACGGATTAATTCTTTTTTGTCTTCAATAGTTCGTTCGTCAAGTTTGTCAAGAGTACGATCGAACTTTTCGTAGATAACTGTAAAGAAGGAAACCTTCTCCTTCATTGCAGCGACATCAGTCTCTATTTTACTTAATCTGCTCTCAAAGTCAATCATTGTTCCTCTATCCCGTACATGTTCTTGAGTAAGTATTGTCTGTTCTTTTTGTTTTTGTTTTTACAGATCTCATCACTCACTTTTGTTTCCCATATAAACGGAAACAAACCATGTACAAGCAAAACAAATGCCCACTTCCATGCTCGAAGTAGGTGCTTTATATAGGACATATTATTGTCCTGCAGGTGGGACATCACGAACTAATTCTGCTTGTGGAGTCACTGGCGGCACAATTGTCTTTAATGATTTCGGTGGAGCCATCAATTCTTTTGGCGGCTCAGGCATTTCTATCTTTGGCACCAAACGAGTTAATGGATTCGCACAACCAACAAGAAATACAAAAGAAAGAGCAATTAGATACTTCATTGCGCTTCTCCTTTCTTCCATGGCATCTTTGGCATGTCAGGCAGTTTGATGTCTAAACCACGATCAGCATTTTGTTTATCAACTGATGCTTTGGTCTCAAGAATCCATGATTGCAAACTTACTAGTTGCTGCGCATTCTGCAAGCAAATAGAATAATTGCCCAGAACAGTTCCTAGAGCCTGATTGTCTTTCACGACTGAATCAGTATCATCTGAAGTCTTTTCTGGATCTAGGTCTAAACCTTGCACACTTGTATCGTGCAGATACACCCAACCATTTGTAAGATTAAACTTGCCAGGAACTTGCTGTTGAGCAGCATCACGATAGATTGTCTCTTTCTGAGTGACAACTTTAATCTTGTCCACATACTCAGTCACAACTCTTTCTTTGATGTTTGCTTGCTCTTTCTCAAGTTCAATCTTCAACTGCTCTGCTTCATTAGCCGCTTGTTGAACCATGACTTCGCCAGCATCTGATCCTTTTTTATAGCCAGCACCAAATGCGCCGCCAACTAAAAGAACCACCGCAAGGATTTTATATGGTAATGGTATAAGCATAAATTAATCTCTTGGCCAAATATTACTCTCAACAGCATCGTTCAACCACATACTTGCTCCAAGCAATTTTGAATAGAGCCAATATGTGCCATTGGATAATAATAAAAACAATGATGCAAGCCATTTAAACAAATAGATAAATGGAATTGCGAACGGTTCGAGTATAAACATCAATTACACCAACTTGCTTTCTTATCGCCAAAGTATGCACGAGCATGACCATTCTTAATCAATAGTTCAGATAATCTCTGGCCATCGACAATTAGATCACCAAGCACACGCCCACCGAACTTGTCATGCTCTTTCAATTCAATCTGAATCTTCTTAGCATTGGCGACAAGGTTCTTGGTAAACGCACTGGCTTTTTCTGCCGCAGCAGCCTCTGCTGGGCAACCAGCGCGTGCACCCTTCTCTGGTGTGTCAACACCCAAAACTCTCAAACTTAATTGAGGTTTTAGAGGTGCTGGCATAAATGGTGCTTCGAACACCACCGTGTCTCCGTCATTGACCTTCAATACTTTGAAGTCGTACGGATTTGCTAAAACTGAATGAGTCCATAAACCAAATACAAATAAGCATACAACGGCTAAGATTTGCTTATATGATCTCATATTACTCAGCCTTCTTCTTGCGACCTTTCTTGACCTTTGCAACTGCTTCTGCTGCATCAGCAAGATTTACTTTGCCGTCTTTGTTGATTATGATCGACAACACCATCGTCGTTTGCATCTGGCTTCTTAACTAATTTCCAGACAATCCAACCAGCAACAGCAACTAATAATACAATAACTAATGTATCCATGATTTTTCTCCTAATTTATAATTTCGGACCAAATTTCTCTAGACCAGTAAAACCCACGCCTGCAACAACTACCCACATAATAGAATTATATATCTCTTTGTCAACAGCCATTCCAAAAAACACGTTTGCAATAAATCCAACAACCATCATAACTGTGCAAATAACAGTAACAACTCTCTTAGATGAAACCGATCCATTCACACCATCAGCGAGCATTGACTTTAAATTTGCCAATAGATTCATTTTTGTCTCCCAATACATTTTTTGCAAATTTTACAAAATTCATATACTTCATTGCGATATTATAATCGTAAGTCAGTATAAGAATCCGATTGCGAAAACTCACAATATATCGCTTGTCTGCATTGCGGAGACATAATGTTTCCATTATAGTTTCTTATTTAGCCAATGGATTTTCCCA